ACATAGAATTTCTGTTGTTTTATCTGAGACTTATAACGCTGAATCTAATGCTGTATTAGTTGCTGACATTAAGGCTCTTAAAACAGCAATACATGTAGCGCAATTAAATAGAGGTATTATTGATAAAAGTTATAATCCTTTAAATCAGTTAGAAGCTAGATTAAATGAATATGAAGCTAAAATTATTCAGAGAAATGCTATCGGTACTATTCGTACAGCTCCTATTGTCCTTTTGATAGTAGGAGAGCCAGGTACTGGTAAATCTTCTTTGGTATTTACATTAACTAAGATTGCTTTGAATGTGTCTGGAATTCAAGATGTTATTTTAGAGAATATCTCTACTATAAATGAGACTGCCACAAGAGATGATACAATTCATCGTAATACCAAGGCCGTTATATTAGATGATGTCAATGCTATTAGAAATAATTTTAATCCTACACCATCAACTACGCGACTTATTAAATTAGTGAATTTGATGCCATGTTTTGCTGATAAAGCCTCATTAGAAGATAAAGGGACTGTTCCTTACAATTTTAATGTTGTTACTTTGACATCAAATAGTCGAGATTTAGGTATACCTAGTGTCATGAATTTTGCTGATGCCACCAGTAGAAGAATAGATATTACAGTAGAAGTGGTAGTACCTAAGATGTATCGCGCTGGACAATCTCGTAAGATAGATAAGGCCACATTACCCCCTACAGGCAATATCAATGAATTAATGTTGTATAGAGTTACTTATCCAAAATATGATACTCAAGGAACTATGAAAGATACTGTAGTCACCAAAATAGGGATGAATGATGTGATCTTTGTTGAGGAAGAAGGTTTACAAGATTTAGTTGATTATACTACTATGCTTAATATATTTGCAGATAGAGCGACTTCCTCCTGGAATGCTTCTTTACGCTATAAAAATCAAGTTGATAATATAATGACTGGAGACCTCTGTCCGCATCATTTACCTTTATTGAGTACAGGACAGTCTAGTTGTAGAATATGCCATCCTATGATAGTAAATGTATCACCTTATATACATACTGAACCTGCTGAACATTATGAATCTTTATCGGAATCAACTACCTCTACATCCGCTGAGGATTCTGTGTTTCAAGCTACATCAGGTGTTATGGCAGTTACGGTATCATTAACTTTATTACCAGTGTTATGTCTTTTATCTAGTAAAACTTATATATCTGATTCTATGAAATATTTCTTTAGGAGATTTGTTCGTAAAGCATCCACTATTGATCA